ATATCTGAGTTATGTTTCATAGTTAAGCCTCCATCGGCCTTTAGTGTTGGATTAATATTCAATTTGGATACTCCACATCTGTCCAAACTGTAGTAACATCACTAACATCACTCCAAAGGAAATCGCTAGAAGATGATACATTCATTGTAGAGCCTATCGTTACAGACTCAGCGTGATTAGTTGCATTAACGTAAGTTACGTTAATAGGGATGGTTACAGTACCTACCGCATTTAATACTGAACTAGACGTATACCCTTGACTAAGGTCGAAGGATATATCGTTATCAAAGGTAAACCCTCCCGCGGTTGTAGCACCATTCTGCACCCCAAAAGATATTACACCAGAGGTAGCAAGCGTAGAAGCGTGTATCTTCCCCATGTTGTTAGCAAAGGATACAGATGAGGGAAAGGTTGCCCCACTTGCCTGACTATATCCCCCGCTTACAGCAAAGGAAGAACTATCCGCTTTTGCAGGACTGTTCCAGTTAATTCCTATAGCAGACCAAGTTATAGGCGTAGTAGCCTCTGCCCATGTAATAGGTGCGCTCAATAGTAACCACTCGTATTCATCACTCTAAGGGCGGAGCCTGAGTGACGATCCTTGTTGTCCTGTTCCTGTATATCTGCAATAGCCTGTTGGAAGGCTGTTGCCCACAACTGCACTCTGGGATCATTCATAATGAATGGTTCCGCTTCCAGTAGGCAACCATAAAGATATACATCAGGTGCGTTGGTAATCATCCAGTTAGTAGGAGCAGACGAAGTAAGGGCGTCAAACTTCTTGTAGAACAACATCTCAATAGTCTGTACACTTCCCGGTATCGGCCCTAACTGAATTTCATCAGCAAGGATAGTATACATTTCAGGAGTGCCTTCAGCCGTGCTTCCATAAAGCCTGTCATAAATTTCAGGAGTTACATACTGCATAGGAGTAACAGGAGTGCTATTTATTTGCAGATTACGCATCTGAATAAAATTAGTAGGAAGGGCAAGCGATCTTTGCCCTGCTACGGTAGATGCTGTCTGCTTAGTTTCCATAGCCCTAATACGGAGCAAGCGATTAAATCTTGCTTCTGCTAGGGCAATAAACTCAGGTATCCGGTCAGTCAGGTCATCCCTGTCTAACCAGTTAGCGACTGCTGTGTTTAACTCGCTGTAATTAGAAATAGCCATTAACTGTTTTTACTTTTAAACCATACTCTGTTGTTAATGATAGGCAGTTGGTTATTACCAGTAAATGTAGGTTGATATAGCCACATAATTATACCCTCGTAGGAGTTGTCCTAAAGTATTTGTTATCAGGGTCGTTAAGGTATTTCTTCAACAGGTTTGTGTCTTTTTGAATCATACCGTTGGTTTCTTTCATCCACTTCTCCCATACAGTAATAGGAATAGATGCAACCCTTACGCCCTCGCCTTGTTTACCCGGAGTTCTTAAATCTCCGTAGTTATTGTAATCTGTTTTATTACCTTCAATAACAGGGGTGGTATCCTGAAATGTCTCAAGAGTAAAGCCGCCATCATCCTCTGGGGTAAACTTCTGCCACGGTTGCGCTGATCTCTTAGACATGGTACTTCCTGTTTTTACCTTCCAGTATATCTTGCATTTGATCTTGTACTGGCTTGGGTTTGTTTTGTTTCTTAGCCTGCTTTTTGTCAGATGATTCCATCTGTTTTACTGCTTTACGGATATCCGATTTTTTCAAAATATAATCCCTCTCTCTAAACCAAAGTGTAAGTATCCACTTATCCCCTGTGTTGGGCGGTAGACCCATGTGCATTGATAGGGGGTGCGCTTCCTTGTTTTCGTCTAGGTTGCCAAACATTAGTATCCTGCCTTGGAAAGCCTGCATAACCAATCCCAAGTTAGGAAACCCTGTTGATCCGCCATCCGAATCATTAAGATACAGTATAACAGTTACAGCCCTGTTGCCTGCCTCTTCTGCCTTGAACATATCAGGCATAATTTCTCCCGGCTTAAACGCATCTAAATGCGGCTTGTATTCTTGTCCGGGTTGATACCTTTGTATCGTAGCGGGTTCTGCTCTACTAAGCGGAACACCGGCAATTGAAGCAAGTCTTTGCAATACATCAGTAATGACTTTATCTTCATCATGTTTGGCAAATGTACCCTTGCTAGTTCTAGTAGGGTCTTTTACCATTTCATCGCCTACATTAATTCTATTCTCTTGTAGGCCACGCTTTTCTGCAAACTTGATAATGTAGTCACATTCTTCTGGGGTTACAACATTATCTTTTACAACTACTGTGGGTATGCTATTGTATATAAACATAATGAGGATCAAGCCCCCCGAAGGGGGCTATCACCATACACCTTACGATACGTTTTTAATGATACCGTTGCCGTTACCATTCTTAGCGCGAAGCCCATACTCAGCAAGCATCATCTGTTTGATGTTGTCGCCAGTCTTTGACAGGGTTTCGGTTTTGAAAGGACGGAGGTAATCAACTGACCACAGATCGTAGTCAATGACGTACACACGGTTCGCCAAGCAGAAACGGTTAGGAACAATCTGGAACGTACCGAAGTCCGTAACAAGAACGTCAACCGCGTTCACTGCGGTAGCCGCGCCATCACCAACATTCTTCTGAAGGTCAGCAACGACAGAGCCGCCAAGAGCAGAGATAGTCTGCTTGAGAGCGCCAGAACACATCATAACGTCTGGGGTTCCACCCAAATCCCAAATGCGAGACACAACTTCGTTAATCATGTCAAGCGTCAGGGCGACAGCAGGGGTCGTACCGGCGGCGGCAACAGTCGTGCCGTCAGGGCCGGGGGCAGGAGAGCCAGTACCGTCATTGACAAGTCCAACAACAGGAGAAGCGCCACCGTCAAGAATCGGGGACGTACCGGCGGCAGTCGTACCAATCCAAGAGTTGAACGCACCAGTTGCGCGGGCCGCGGCAGGGCCACCAATCGCCGCACCGGCAGAACGAACAGTGTCATCAAGAAGCATCTTTTCCATGTCTCGCTTGATTTCTTTTGCGCGTTTAGCCAGTTGATATGCCTGACTCGACTTGCGGCCTGCAAAATCCACAGCCTCGGCAGTGCCACTCGTCATCACAGTTTTGTAACTGATCTGCGTGTAGTTGCCCAGACGGCGCGGCTCTGCCACTGCAATCGGATCGGGGTTATCGCCTTCAACCTGTCGGTTCGCGGCGGCGGCGGCAAGTTCATCAGTCTGCCACTCAAAGTAGGTATTGTCACAAGACCCTTTGCCCACACCGTTCATAAACGGCGTGTCCATCGGGCTGATGTTGTAAATAATATTAGAGAGATCTTCACGGATACCTACTGCTCCGTAAGTTTCCCTCGTATTTGCTGTTGCATTTCCGGCCATTTTAAAGCCTCCTTAGTTAAAGTTCTACAAAATCCTCAAACAGGCTTGCAGCATCTTCCGGCTTGCCAGACTGTTTAAGACGCTTCATGGACGCAATACGTTTGGCTCTGGCAGTATCAGACTTCTTATTAGAACCCTTACCAGACCTGACAACTTTGGGTTTGTTCTTTAACTTCTTCGCTTTAACATCAGACTTTTGAAGTGCATCATATTTCTGAGCCTTCATAAGAACGATTAGCGATCTATGGTCGATTAGTTGTTGCAGTTCTTCTTTTGTGAATCCCTGTTCAACAGCATACGCAGAAAGTTCACCTGCCATCTTGCTACGCTTCTCTGCATCATTCCATTCAGGCACAGCGGCTACTAACTTTGCGTGTTCTTCCTGAACGGCCAGTTGCCGCACTTTGGCAACTTCCTGCTGTTGTTTTTGATACTCAACTTCTTGTTGGGCTTGCGCTTGCCGTACACGTTCTTGAGCATCGCGGAACTCTTCTTTTTTGGTAACAAATGCAATTGGGTCTTCTTCACGAAGTTGTTCCCAATTAATATTGCCAAACTGCTCTAATCCTGCCATAGAGTTTTGAACAAATTGTCCAAGTGCATCTATGTATTGCTGACGCTCCGCCTGTGCCTGAGTAATTTCATTAGCCCACTGCTGTTGCAGTTGAGCCATTTCATCTCTTTGGCTTGCAAGTTCTTGCGTCTTACGAGTATAGTCAGACTGACGGGAGTACCCTTTAACAAGTTCATCAAGGCTTACCTCAAGTTCTTCACCATCAACTTTGACGGCATAAACTTCAGGTTCCTCTTCTAACTCATCTTCGTCTAACTCTTCCTCTTCAGATTCTTCCTCAGATTCCTCTTCGGCTTTTTCTTCAAGGACATCCTCTTCCAATGGTTCGTCTTGAGTTTCCTCAGTAGACTCTTCAACATCTTCCGTAGGGGCGCTTTCTTCGGTTTCCGGTTTTTCCTCTTCAGGTTCCATCAAGCCAAGAAAAGCATTTTGTGCTTCGGTAACACTACCGGGTACTACTGGAAGCGGGTCAATGGTATCCGCCATAAAATTTTCTCCTTATATATGGTATTCCTTAAGTTTCTCCGCCATCTCTCCGGTTTCAACAATACTGGTTAGATGAAGGCGAATCCTCTCAAGGAGTCGTAATGAAAGCCAACATTGTTCTCGGCTTTCGACATCGTTCACACCTGATTGAGTCCAAGTGTTAAAAATACTTTCTGCTAATTTGTCAAATGATTCATTGTATAGAGGATCATTAAGAAGGCGTTTAGCGTGTTCTATATCTCTACTCATGTTGCTCCTATTGCTACGGCCCTGTTCTGTTCTCGTTCAAGGGCCAGTTCTGCGGATTTAAGTTGTGCGTCTACAGCGGCTTCCTGTGCGTCCTGTTGGACTTTCATCATCTTGACTTGTAGGTCGCCCTGTTTGATTTCCAACTCCTTCATTTTAATCTGTTGCTCCATCATCGCGGCCTGCTGTTCTGGAGAAGGTTGTTCAGGCTGTGGCGGAGGCGGAGGGGTCAGGTAGTCATCTACGTTCTGATAACCCATAGCCTTAACCAATGCGGCTCCCAGATTGTACATATTCTGCGGAGTTACGATTGGTAATCCACCTTGCATTGCTTGAGCGGCAAACTGAATCATCTGTGACAGATGAGCCATCTGCTGATCCTTTGAGCCATTTCCTAATGCGACAGATACAGTACAATCCATTTTATCTGACCAACTATCAGGGCGTACAGGAACCCACTCATTACGCAACATGACTACTCGCTCTTTGTCTTGATACTTAAGTAGCAGTTCATATATACAACGCATCAACTCTTTAACGCCAGTTTCGGCAAACTGCCTTGCAATCATCTCAACTCTTGACTGAGCATTAGTCATCACAGCGTTGACAGCGGTAGCCGTGGTATGAGAGGTTAGGGCATCTGCATTAATGCCTTGGGTATTTTTGTTTACACCTGATCTTGCTTCCCTTACCTCGTCAAGATATCCTAGCATCTGAAATGAGTAAGGCTCAAGGGGAGGGGTAGCCAAGGGCATGACGGC